AGCGAACATAGCGCATTGAATACTTTGTTACAAGGTGCAGGGGCAATTTTAATGAAAAAATCCTTGGTTATCTTGAATAATAAGTTAAAGTGTGGTATAATAGACGCTAAGTTCTGTGCAAATGTCCACGATGAGTGGCAGGTGGAAGTCCCAGAAGAGGATGCAGAGACGGTAGGTAAGATGGCGGTAGCAGCTATCGAAGAGGCAGGTGTGGCACTAGGGCTACGGTGCCTTGTAACAGGAGAATATCATGTAGGTGCTAACTGGAAGGAAACGCATTGATAAACGACACAAACTTGGCAGATGCTTTGGAAGGTGCGGAGAGCATCATCTTGATTACAGAGAAGGATGGTGAGGTGCATCTAACATTTAACCAAGAGCTAAGTCAGATGGAAGTGCTGGACATACTAGCGCTGGTAACATCAAACTTTTACGAAATCGCTGAAGAAGACGACAGCAACCCAATTCACTAAGGAGTTATTTATGAACACAAACGCAATCAAACTTAAAGCTGATGTTATGTGGGCTTTCTTGAACAAACCAAACGAAATGTCTGGTCGCTATCAGGTCGATCTGTGCAACTTGTCAGAGAAGGCAGTACAAGCGTTGGAACAGTCTGGTATCGAGGTTAAGAACAAGGAAGGTAAAGGCTTCTACATTACCTGCAAGAGCAAGCGTCCTATGAGCGCCTACGATGACGGTGGCACCCCATTGGAAGGCGATATCCTCGGCAACGGCTCAAAAGCAGCCGCTATCGTTGAACCTTACTCTTGGGCTTGGAAGGGTAAGCAAGGTGTTAGCCCATCCCTGAAACGGCTGGTTGTCACTGAGCTAGTCCCATACACAGGTGGTGGCGCTGTCGCTCTTGCTGACGACGAGTTGCTGTAATGATTGCCCTACTTGATGCAGATATTCTCTGTTATCGGGTAGGGTTTGCTACTGATGATGAGCATGAGAATACCGCTATCGAAACAATGGCGGTGTTTCTCGAAGATTTGTTAATGTTTGATCTGGTAGATACCGATGACCACGAGTTATTCCTAACAGGCAAAACAAACTTTCGTAATGACATTGCGGTGACAGCACCTTACAAAGGTAACAGGAAGGATGTTAAGAAGCCGAAACACCTACCTCTCCTACGGGAATATTTACAAACGGCATGGGGCGCTAGTGTTAGCGAAGGACAAGAAGCAGATGACGACATTTCAATTCGAGCAACAGAGCTTGGCGAAGAAGCCATCATTGTTTCAATTGACAAAGACTTTATGCAGGTTCCAGCATGGCACTACAACTTTGTGAAGAAGGAAAAGAAGAAGGTGACACCAGAGGAGGGGTTGCGTTTCTTTTACAGACAGATTCTTATGGGCGACGCAGCCGACAACATCAAGGGAATGCCTCGTGTTGGTGCAGTGCGTTCGGAGAAGATGCTTGCGCCTTTCCAAAAGGAGAAAGAGTTCTATGCGTGTTGTGTGGAGGCTCTGGGAAAAGAACGTGTTTTAGAAAACGGCAGGCTCTTGTGGTTACGCAGGAAGCCCAACGAACTATGGGAACCACCGAATGAAGAAGTTTAAACTAGCGGGGTGTCTTTGGGATGTAGTAGAAACAGATATGCCTGACCTAGGCGCTACCAACCCAGATGCCTGTAAGATTTTGATTAACAAGAGGCTGACAGGACAGGATCGCGCCGTTACCTTTTACCATGAGTTAGTTCATGCGATCTTGTTTACTATGGGTGAACGTGACCATGACGAGCGCTTTGTAGAAGGGTTCGCTCAGTTGTTACACCAGTATGAGCAACAAAAAGTATAACGATGGTGAGTGGACAGAGGCTCAACTTAGAAATTTTGCAATATCTGCTCTTAGGGCTGCTTTCAGAAAATACCCCGGAAAATGGAAAGCGCTAACTAAGGGTAAATCAGGCAAGATGATAAACAAACTTTCTGGTAGGTTAGCAGAGCATTACAAGTGTGCTGGTTGTGGTGAATACTTCGTATCAAAGCAAGTACAAGTAGACCATAAAAATCCTGTTGTAGACCCTGCGAATGGTTTTGAAGATTGGTGGACGTATATTGTTAGGTTGTATTGCGATTCACCTAATCTGCAACTTCTTTGTAAACCATGCCACAAAAAGAAGACCAACGAAGAACGAAAAGAGAGGAAGAAGAAATGAACGTCAAGTTAGTGTGGGTTACCCCCGATGCGGAGGAGAAGGTAGCGTACATGGCTCGTGTTTCAAACCCTAGTAATCAGGATAACAAGGAGACTGCTCCAAAGCTACTTCGATACCTGATGAAACATAAACACTGGTCACCATTTGAGATGGTTAACGTCTGTATGGAGATTGAATGTACACGAGATATTGCGCGACAGATTATTCGCCACCGCTCGTTTAGCTTTCAAGAGTTCAGTCAGCGTTATGCAGAGGCTTTCGACATGGAGTATGGTGAGGTTCGGTTGCAGGATGAGAAGAATAGGCAAAACAGCCTCCCTACCGAAGATCGAGAGTTGCAGCGTTGGTGGGATGAGCAGCAGGCGAAAGTAGTTGCACAGGCTCGTTACTCCTATGGTGCTGCACTTAACAACGGCATCGCTAAAGAGGTGGCACGTAAATTGTTGCCAGAAGGGTTGACAATGAGTCGGATGTATATGAACGGCACGTTGCGGAGTTGGATGCACTATGTTGACATCCGCTGTGATGAAGCAACACAAAAGGAACATCGTGAAGTAGCGGATAAATGTAAAGCAATCCTGACTGAACAGTTCCCCAGTATTTATGGAGGTTAACATGGAAGATAAACAGTATTACCATTTCAAGAAGACTAGCTCACGACCTAGTGTGACAACAACCAGCGAACACTTTTACGTTTGTGGTGAGGACGCACGATGGGATGATGTTATGCGACAGTTTGCAGCGTTCCTAGATTCTTGTGGTTATGTCGGCGTCTACGAAAAGGTTGACCTGATGTTGGACAGCTATTGGGATGACGGTAAATGAAAATCTTAGTTATTCCTGACTGTCAAGTAAAGCCGGGAGTAGCTACTGACCACCTTACGTGGGCTGGGAAGGCTATCTGTGATTATCGACCAGACGTTGTTATCAACATTGGCGACTTCGCGGATATGCCCTCCTTATCAACCCACGATAAGGCTGGTAGTAAATACTTTGAAGGGAAGCGGTACAAAGATGACATTGCCGCTGCCCAGATCGGTATGAAGAAGCTGCTCAAACCGTTGCGTGACTTACAAGCAACACAGAAGGCGACAAAACACAAGGTTTACAAGCCTCGTTTGATCTTAACAATGGGTAACCATGAGAACCGCATCAACCGCGCAGTGGCTAACACGCCTATGCTGGAAGGTGTGATTTCGACTGATGACCTAAACTATAAAAAAGATTGGGAAGTATATGAATTTCTTAAACCTGTTTTTATCAATGGTGTTGGTTTCTGCCACTACTTCCCTGTTGGTGCTATGGGGCGACCTGCTAGCTCTGCTAGTGTTATTGTTAATAAGCTCCACATGTCTTGTGTTGCAGGGCATCAACAAGGTAAACAAGTCGCTTACGGCAAAAGAGCAGACGGGACAGCAATCTGCGGAATAATCGCTGGTTCGTTCTACCTACACGACGAGGATTACATGGATCAACTAAGCAACACACATTGGCGAGGGTTGGTCATGTTAAACGAAGTCAAGGATGGAGCGTTTGACGAGATGTTTTTATCTATGAATTACTTGGAGAAAAAGTATGAATCCAATAGGAATACCGAATCCTAAGCATAAGCATAGGTTCACAATCTTCGGGGTTGTGGGAGGATACAATCCAAAGAAAGACATTGCCGTGACAGGCGCCACATTTGAGGAGTTGAAGAAAAAGATGAATACACCAATCGTCGCGTCGTGGTTGAAAGAATACGATTTAGTCTTACCTGATTTTTTCAAATGCTGACGATTCCTGACATTTGTGATAAACTCAAACGTCTTGACGAGGTAACAATCTTGGAGTTGTTAGAGATTAACAGCGAAGAGATTGTTGCCAAGTTCCAAGACCGTATCGAAGACATGGCTGATTATTTAGAGGAACTACTTGATGACAATTAAAATCAACTTGGAGCGTGATAAGTTGTTCGATGCTTTAGGCATCCAGCGACTGCGCGAAAGTTACATGATGGAACACGAGGTTAGCCCACAGGAGAGATTTGCGTATGTATCGGAAGCTTTTAGCAGCGACCCTGCCCATGCTCAGCGACTTTATGAGTATAGTAGTCAGCATTGGCTCAGTTATAGCACTCCTATTCTTTCTTTTGGTCGTAGTAAGCGTGGACTTCCTATTAGCTGCTTCCTTAACTATATGGAGGACAGTGCCGAGGGTCTGGTGGATAATTTGTCGGAAACCTATTGGCTCTCTATGCTTGGTGGTGGTGTCGGCGTCCATCTTGGCATTAGGAATAGTGATGACAAATCAACTGGTGTCATGCCTCACCTCAAAATGTACGATGCTTCCTCCTTGGCATATCGTCAAGGACGTACACGCCGTGGGTCTTACGCTGCTTTTTTGGACATCTCTCATCCTGACATTATCCAATTTCTGGAAATGCGTAAGCCAACAGGTGACCAAAACCTGCGTACTCTTAACCTTAATCATGGGATCAATATCTCTGATGAGTTTATGGAGCTTATCGAGCGGTGCATGAAGGACGGTGACGCCAATGATGACTGGGAATTAAAGAACCCAGCTAATGGCGAAACAGTGGAAGTGGTTAGTGCTAAGGCGTTGTGGCAGAAAATCCTGGACTTGCGTATGCAGACAGGTGAGCCGTATCTGATTTTTATCGATACAGCTAATCGTGCGTTACCGTCTTGGTTGGATGACAAGGGATTGCAGATCAATGGGTCAAACCTGTGTACTGAAATCTTCCTGCCTACCAGTGCCGACCGAACAGCAGTTTGTTGTTTGTCGAGTGTGAATTTGGAGTATTACGATGATTGGAAAGATAACAAACAGTTCATTCCAGATATTATGGAAATGCTTGACAACGTTATTGACTATTTCATCACTAACGCTCCTGACCACATTCGCCGCGCTGTTCGTTCTGCTACCGCTGAGAGGTCTGTTGGACTTGGTTCGTTAGGTTTTCATGCCTACTTACAGAAGAACAACATACCAATTGATGGTGTTATGTCTAAACTGACTAACAAAGATATTTTTAGTCACATTAACAAGGAATGTTTACGTGCAGACAATATTCTGTTTCGCAAGAGAGGCGCTTGTCCGGATGCGGCTTGGTCTGGGGTTGACAGGCGTTTTAGTCATCACATGGCTATTGCTCCCAATGCTTCTTCCAGTCTTATTATGGGTAACACTTCGCCATCCATTGAGCCGTATCGAGCAAATGTATTTAGGCAGGATACTCTAAGTGGCGCGTTTGTC